ACCTTACCTAACTTAACAGCAGTCTCGTACTGCTCTAATACATACTCATAGGTAAAGCGATCCGGCCAGCTCCCTTTAAACTCTTCTTTGCTACAAGGGAATACTTCACACACGGGAAAGACATTAACTTTCCATGCACCTGACTCAACTGCTTTATACAGTGGGTCTTTCGCATTGAATGGCGTACCACTCCATATAATGATGTTCTTAGTAGGATGGAGTGCGTAGTTAACTGCTTTATAAACAGTATCTTCAATAGCCGAGATTACTGTTGCTGATCTAGCATCTTCATCACTGATCAAGTCATCCAGTACGGCTAACTGGGGTCGAGTACCTAACTCTTTCGCACCACGAACACCCGTCTTACCACCATAGCCTTTAACAATGAATAACTTGCCATCGGCATTCTTAAACTCCCATCGAATATCTGTAAACCGAACTTCAGGCACATATTGTTTAAGAAAGTCAGAGTTCTCCCACCTATACTCCAGATTCTTCCGCATGTTCTTGACACCATTCTCAATGGAGTCAGAAACATACAAAGCCAGACTGATAGAACCGAAGCCAGGAATCTCACCATAGGTAGCGATGTACAGGAACAGGTACTCTCCCATCACCGTAGTCTTGGCAATACCCCGATGGCATAGGTTAACGATCCTACGACCCCCTTCAGTCAGGGTATCCAGCATCTTGTAGTGAACTAAGGGAGTCTTATGTTCCTCACCCTGTACACCATTCACTAGCTTGATAAACGTAACAAACTCTAGTGCGAATTCACTCGGTACATAATCAATATCAATTGAATAGTCTGTAGCGTTGAGATACTCCTCTACCTTCCAAGGAGCTAAAGCTTCCGCTACAGGATCAAACATTCTTCTTCTTACCCCAAGCACCAAAGCCAGCAAACTTATTAACCTTGATAGCAGGAGCAAAGCTGCTCCAATCTACTGGCTTGAAAAAGTTACCTTGTGACGGTGCATCAGGTACAGCACTACCCTTACTAAAAGGATTACTAGCGAAAGCCAACCAAGGATGATTCTTCAAATTACCTGTAGGCATAACAGGTGCAGCATCTTCCATAACAGGAGCACTAACTAATGCTTCCATAGGAACACCACTAGAAGCTTCAACAGGAATATCCATAGCAGGGGCTGCAGCACCTACAGAAGGAGCCATAGCCATAACTTGAGGGGGTAATACAGGGGGAACACTAACAGCCGTACTAGAGGCCATCCTGTCCCTTACCTGCTTCTCATACTTGGCCCCTTCACCATAGGCAGCAATACCTCTGGCCTTGGCATAGTCAGCAGCAAAACGAATATGCTCATCAAGGTTAGTCCAATCCTTAATAGGATCTACACCATAACCAGGCTTCTCACCTGTAGATCTTAGAATACCAAAAGGACCAGTAGCAGAAGACTCTTTACCAGTATGCCCAGCAATTCGTTTGCCATTTTTATTCAAGTCATAGTGATACTTGGTAGGATCTTTCAAATACTCATTAGCTTTGCCACCTACTTCCTGTTGAAGAATGCTTGCCATAGTTCCAGCTTCCAAACCAGAAGCTTTATCAGCAGCACTTAGCTTCTCTAATAAACCATCTGGTAATCCTAATGTATTAGCCATATAACACCTCCATTACTTCGGGGCATTATAAAGCCAATACATCAACTCCATTACCACAAGTAATATTGTATTTACTAACCAATTCAACAGCCTGTTTAGCACCACATCCACATGCCATTGCCACCATTGCCCCTTCAGCCCCCGAACCAAAAGCAGCAAAGGAATCTTCCAATAACATTGCATGGGCCGTATGTATGTATTCCCATACAGAACCATCTGGTTTAATCACCACTAATCCAGCCTCATATTCAGAATCACTGCTATTAGCTGGAAAGCTTTCAAATACACAGCCATCTTTAAACCAGTTAATCAAAGCCATACCCATTGCCATATTTCCATAGATACCCAGCATGTATTCTTCATGCCTAATAATCTTGGTTCCTGTATTTTTCATATGGCCCACACACAATAAACGATCAGCAGCCAGTGTCTTACCATCCCAAGCAATTACAGTCATTCAGATACCTCTTCTGCAATAACATCAATAATCAATTTGCCATGAGCAATCTCTTGAGCATTCATAACACCACTACCAATCATTAATCTTTGCTGCCTAGCCAACTCAAGTGTAGTAGCCCTTAATGCAGCAATAGCACTATCCTCTCTTACCTTCAGATCTAGTTCTACCTTAGTAACTTCTGGCATCTTCAATTGAGTCAATAAGCTATTGGCTGCATCACACCTTACTTTCTCACTATTCGCATTGATCATTAGATCAGCTTGCACATTCAATGCCCTCTGATACAGATCTTGATTCAATACATAACTAGGAATCAATGTCTGTTCAAAGATAAGGTTAACCAACTTAGATTTGTTATAGGCCGTTACATAACTAGCAATATCTTTAGCCTGTACACCCTGCTGTACAAACCTCTGATATTTACCAGGGAATGTCTTTGTATAAGCCTCAATGTTGGTACAGCCCATTAGCTTATGACTGACATACTTAACTGCATCAACATAACCACTTACCTTGAACCTACCATCGGCCATTACCTTAGTGTAACTAAGTAGGTTATCCCTATAAGCCTCATACATCTCAGGATCAGATAACGTAGAGTTAATCTGATCAATTAACTCTTGGTTTACAGATCTTTTCACTTTAAGGGGTAAAGCATCCTTAAACTCTTCTACAGTAAGCATTAGATACTCCTAGTTAATATATCGGGAGTATATAGTAGAAAAAATAAGGTTATATGTTTAACCTTATTAGTGTAGTAATAATCATTCTCATCTTATAGCTATAATATTATTATTATTGAATAGATACTTACCTAGAAGATACTAAGGTTATCTAAGATTACTGAATAGATAAATGCTTCCAGCATTTCTATGAATTAGAAATGAGTATTTCGCATTTTGAGGAATTTTCTAATCTGGGTATGAATGCAGGGACTTACATTACTGGATCAAATTCAGAAACTACCCCCCCGGTAGTTGACTATCCAGTAATTTCAAACACCCTACCCCTGGCTTCGCCTATGTGGTGGGTATGTACGTACATATCTATTACCTTAACTACCTAGGAGTTAATCATGTTCAAGATGCTTGCATCTCTATGGGCTGCACTTACTGTCCTTATTAATGGACTGGAGCAGTTCGCCTTATCATTCAATGATATAGGCACAGTGGCACACCTATCTACCGGAGGTATGGTAGACGAGGCACGCATCACCGCTATGGCACAGCGTACTAAGCTGTTGTCTAAGCACGGTATCACCGAAGAGCAACTAGCTCTGGCTACCCCTGTAGTCAAAGAGGATTAATCCTCTACTCATCTACCCTACCAAGGGTAGGTGAGCTATTTCCCTACACAAATACCCTACACACCTACACATCTAGATAGTCATAGCTAAGAGGAAGATAGTCAGTACTATCAGCTACTTAGCTCTCTATAGAGACTGAGTAGTCTCAGTTAAGTGAGATAACACAGGTTTTCACACAAATTCACTGTGACGACATATCCATCTATATGTCGATATATCTTCAATAGACATACCGATACACACCCGATACCTTCTAAGGCTTCGCCCATGTTCTGGGAATAATCCCTACATGGAGATCGTAATGTCCTACAAGACTCTTGCTGTTGTTCTAGGTATCTGCTGGTTCGTCAGTATTAGTACTCTATTCATCCACAACTATAAGGATTGGTGTGCCAATCCAAAAGGGAATGGTAATTGGATGGTTCAACCACTCTGTAGTAATCACCCATAAGTCAAAAGCAAAACCCAAGGTCAAGGGCGGCTTCGCCCAAGGGCTGGGTATTGTGTATGTACCTATTCTCTCTTTTCTTTCCTTTATTTGGAGTTCTATCATGGCCCGCAATCTGTCAACTGGTTCTAAATCCGCTGCTGTTAACACCAACACTAACTGGAAGGCTCACAGCTTCCTTAATCTGTATCTGCCCACTAGTTCAGGCGGTACAAAGAAATTCGGTGCTGTTGCTCTGAAGATCAATTCAGATAACGAAGCCTTGGTTAAGTGGTTGGATGAAGATCCTAGCCGCGCTCAAAAGCTGTTGAGTAAGTTCAGTGTTACCTATCAACAGGCCGATGTTCCGGGCAACGATATGGTATTGCCTGAGTAATCAATAACGCCAGATACCTTCGGGTGTCTGGTGTTTGTTTTTAAGGAGACTGAAATGTTAATCATTCCATGTCAAACCAATGGGGAACCATTGGTTTCAAATGACAAAGACGGGCTGTATTGCCCGTTCTATTTGTGGCCTGTTTAAGGAGTTACTACCACTACTCAGAGTATCGAGTAGTGGTTAGTTTACTTAATTAACTTAACTAGGACAGTCTCACGAATAAACCCAGCTTGGGCTTCGCCTATTTGCTGGGTTTTGTTTTGTTGTGCTGTCTTTTTGTGAGGTTGTTATGGTCGAGTTAATTCAGTATGTATCAATCCTTATTAATCATTGGAGGTCACTATGAAAGAGATTAAGTTATTAATAGCTGGTGGTAGGGACTTCAATGACCATGAGCTATTAGCGAATACTGCTATTAAGTTAGCAGAAACAATACCAGATGAAATTGATATAGCAATCGTATCTGGTATGGCTAATGGTGCAGATAAATTAGGTTATCTGTTTGCTAAATATAACCAGCTTAAATGCTATGAGT